TTTGAAACAGCGAGGACCCGTTTACATATAAATTTGACCCTACCGACGTATTTCCTTGAAGTATAAAAGACCCATTCACATATAGATTTTCCCCAATAGATGTATTGCCTACTATATCAGCAGTTTGGTTCATAAAACTATTTCCCATAAGAGATATGTTATTATTAAAGAGTAAATCTCCACCAACAAATAAACTTGAACCAATAGATGCATTTCCAAGTACAGTTAATGTATCATTTAATATGGTTTTTCCTTTTACTACAACAGATGAATTAAGACTTGTATCTTTATCTACAAAGAGTTTTCCACCTATATTACAGTTTTCTACGATACCCACCTTTCCTTTTACATCTAGCATATACGTTGGATTCACTATCACATCAGGATAACCAATACTAAATGAATTATAACACGCGCCTCTGTCAAAAGTTAACGGACCTATAAGAATGGAGTTGGTTATCGTTTTCATATTTGCGATTTGAGTATATATTTCTTGAAAATTGAGTTGTTCTATTGACATATATTTAACCTATATAAATAATTTAAACATAATCTAGGATGAGTTATTAAGACATGGCCGAAAGAACCGATTTTTTAAATGAAAAACCGAATCAGTTTAATAGTATGAATATTGAAATTACAGAAACTGAATTAAATAGGTTACTTCAACAATATAATGTTTTTTACAAAATACAAAACATGGATATTATGAAGCGTTCTTTTGTTCATAGGTCTTATATTGTAAATAGTCATCCGGATAAACCAGTTTGTCCGCATGACTGTGTTGATTTAAAAAAATCATCCAATGAAAGACTTGAATTTTTAGGAGACGGAATATTAGAATGTGTAACCAAATATTATTTATATAAAAGATTTCCTGACGCAGATGAAGGATTTATGACAGAAAAAAAGATTTGTCTTGTAAAAAATGAGCATATCGGAAAATTAGCTTATAAAATGGGCCTTCAAAAATGGTTCATTATTTCAAAAAATGCAGAAGAAAAGAAAATACGGGTAAATTATAAAAAATTAGGTTGTCTATTTGAGGCGTTTATTGGTTCTCTTTTTTTGGATGCAAACAATTTACGCATAGAAGATAGTTCCTTTTTGTTTATGAATTATTTCAATTCAGGTCCTGGATTTCAATATTGTCAAATTATGATTGAGACCATCTTTGAAAATCTGGTAGATTGGAATGAAATTTTAGAAAAGGATACAAACTATAAGAATATTTTACAGGTAAAAATTCAAAAAGAATTCAAGAAGACGCCTGAATATTTTATTATGAAATACGACAATGAATTGAGATATACGATGGGCGTTTATCTTTGTGGTATGGATAATATACAACAATCGGATATACATAAAGCTGTATCGTTTGACACCCTTAAAACATTTGAAAATGTAAAAAAGGGCAAGAATATGATAATCTTTTTAGGAAGTGGTACTCATAAAATAAAGAAAAAAGCAGAACAACTTGCATGTCTAGATGCGATTACAAAAATAGAATATTACGAGACAAAGAAGGAAATTTAATTTCTTGTTTTAAGCTAATGACACTATCTGAATCTTATCAAGTTATTCCTAACGAAAGACCGCCTTTTGCTTTTCCTTTTATAGTTAAAGTAGAACTAGACGATAAGATTCAATTTATCTATCGTAATTTTCTTTACCCTGTAAAACGATTAAAAGTAGGAAGAGCCGTAAAACTAAATACATCCATCTTATTAGTTCAAGAAGTTCAAGAGATTCAAGAACTTAAAACTCGGAGAACAGAAAAAGGTGAAAGGGGGGAAAAAGAAAGAACCCGCCGAAAAACGGATAAAGTGAAATATTATGAGACGCCTCCTGAATCTGAGGTTATCTCAGACGACGTATTTGAAAACAAATATCGTCATTATTTAGATGTTCCTCAGATAGACCACGACCCTGTATATTTAAATACTCGTATGGGTACATTAGAAAGCATCTCCAAAATGATGGAAGGGATTCCTATTATAGAGGATACCGCTTCTTGTGGAAGTAACAATAAAAACTTTAAGCTCATGACCCATCAAGAAATTATCAAAAGGTATATTAATTCTTATACACCTTATCGGGGTCTTTTGTTATTCCACGGACTGGGTTCCGGAAAGACATGTAGTTCTATTTCGTTGATTGAAGGTCTTATGGATACCAAAAAGGTCATCATTATGACACCCGCTTCATTACAGTCCAATTATCGTACCCAAATGAAATTTTGTGGAGAACATTTATTCCGAACTCAAAATCATTGGGTGTTTGAACGATTTAAAAAAGATGGCGAAAAAGTGAATGCAGCTTATGCTGAAAAAAGACAATCCGCTCTTGATTTATTGCAGATAACTCATAGTCCTTTACTAGATAAATTCATGGAAGAAATAAGCGGATTGTGGATGGTGAAAAAATCAGGTAAACCCAATTTTGATACATTAGATATCAAAGAAAAAGAAGAGGTAGACCGTCAGTTAACGATTTTAATCAAAGAAAAATATACCTATATCAACTACAACGGTCTTACTCAAAGTACATGGAGAACCAAATATAAAAAATCAGTGAGCATGAATCCATTTGACAATAGTACGATTATTATTGATGAAGCGCATAACTTTGTCAGTCGTATTGTAAACAAATTGAACAAAAAAAAGAACTCTATTTCAGTGGAAGTGTACGAGGAAATGATGAGTGCAGAGAATTGTCGCATCGTCTTATTGACCGGTACCCCCTTTATCAATTATCCATATGAATTGGGTGTTCTTTTTAATTTAATACATGGCTATACGTACGTACTAGAAATAAACATCCGGCCAAAAAATAATGTCTCCGTAAAATACTTTGAAGAGCTCTTCCTTCGTGAGGGTATTGCAGATATTGTGGAATATAAAGATTCTACTAAAAAACTAATTATTACAAAGAATCCTTATGGGTTTATAAAACAACCCGATGGAAAAGTAGTCTATGCGAAAGATAAAGGGTTATATTACAGCGAATTTGTGGATAAAGTGATGGCATTGTTGAAAACCAAAGAACACAACTTTTCCTTAGGTGAAGTCATGACGACTAAAGTGAAACATTTGCCTGACAATCAGGCAGAGTTTGATAAATATTTCTTATCGGATAAAGCGGTGGGGGAAAAAGATTCTAAATTGAAGATGTTTCAATTACGGATTATCGGAATGGTTTCCTATCTTGGAGACAAGACTAGTCTAATGCCTAAAATAGTTGCATCCCCTCAGGGGACTCGGATTCATGTTGAAAATACAGAAATGTCAACCCATCAAGTCGCGCGTTATGCAGAGACACGTAAAATAGAACGAAAACAAGAAACAAGTAAAAAAAGTAAAAAGAAAAAAGAACCCGAGTCTGAAGAATCTTGTTCTTATCGTATTTTTTCAAGAGCCGCATGTAATTTTGCTTTTCCTGAGGATATGGACCGACCTATGCCGGGAGATTCTTCTGAAGTGGGAAAAGGCAAAACAGGAGAACCCTTAGTAGGCGTGGAAGAGATTGACGAAGGTATTTTAGACGATGTCTCCGAACATGAAATGATTACGGATATTGACGGTACTTACGATACCTCCGACGTAGAACTATTGCGAAAAAATAAAGAACAGTTACTTCGTTACAAGAGAGCCATTGAAGAAGTTCTTGTCAAATTTGAAGCAACGCCTGAAGATTATTTTGAATCTGGATTACCCAAACTCGTGAATATCCATCATCCAGAAAAGGAAAATCGTCTGGATACTTACAGTCCAAAATTTAAACGAATATTGACGAATATCCTTACACAGCCTGATGTGGAAGTGACAGATGACGATGGAAACGAGAAAATGTTGAGACAACCCGGATGTCACTTAATCTATTCAAATTTTAGAAGGTTAGAAGGCATAGGTCTCTTTCGTTTGGCTCTTCTCTATCATGGATACAAAGAATTAAAAATTATAAATAATCGTATTCAAATTCATTCCATGTTTAAACCGCAAGATTACCCGGAAGATAAAAGAGAACATCGTTATTTTGCACTCTTTACAGGGACGGAGACCGTAGAAGAGAAGGAAATTCTTCTCAATATCTACAACAATCGGTTTAAAAACTTACCGAATGCAATAAACGAGGATTTAAGAGCACTGTTCGGACACGTTGACCTGAATACAGTGGGCAATATCTATGGTGAAATCATTAAGATACTCATGATTACGGCGTCCGGGGCAGAAGGGATTGACCTAAAAAATACCAGGTTTGTCCATATCATGGAGCCTTACTGGCATCACGTTCGCATCAATCAAGTGATTGGTCGTGCTAGACGTATTTGTAGTCATATGGACTTACCTGAGGAAATCAAAGATGTCACGGTCTACATGTATATCTCTACCTTTGGAGACGATGTGTTAAAAACAGACAAATACTCTGAATTAAAAAATATAGATGACGGAGAATCTACGGATATGAGACTACAACATATCATGGAAGAAAAAGAAAGATTATCGGAACGGTTCTTAGATGTACTCAAAAGAACATCCATTGATTGTCTATTCAATCACCGTTCAAAGTGTTTTAAATTTCCCACGGATAATCCTAAATATGTGTTTACTTCTATTAAACCTCAAGATGCAGCTAGTGTTGCAAAACCGACTTAAAGAATCCTTACACTATACTATACTATGGAGCTTCAATCACAGACCGATGCAACATCTATGTTTTCATTGAAGGGATACAAAACAGATGCAAAAGTGGTAAAAGTCTATGACGGGGATACGGTACACGTGGTGTTTTTTTATTTGGATAAATACTACAAATGGATATGCCGTATTTCTAATGTAGATACGCCAGAGCTAAGGACCAAGAACGATGAAGAAAAAAAGAAGGGTTATGAGGTTCGTGACAAGTTACGTGAATTGATTTCGGATAAAATCGTTCAATTGAATTGTCATGAATTTGATAAATATGGCAGATTGCTTGTAGATATTCAGATAGATGGTACACGAGTAGATGAATGGCTCATTACGAATGGATATGCTAAAAAGTACGATGGAGGAACAAAAGAGAAATGGTTCTAAAGAACAAGTTTAAGTAGTTTATCTTAGAGACGTAATCTTTTTATAGATAATACAATTTGACTCAAATACTTGTAAACAAAATGAATTATCCGTAGTATATTCATTAGGACTTAGAATATTTTTTACGTATCTCTTTAAAAATATTCTTTAAAAAATCTATTAGAATATTTTTGTTTTTAGTATAGGTTGGATTAAGCGTAGGACTATTCGTTATAGATGAATCTTTCAGTAAAGTTGGATTAGGCGTAACCTCCGAATTGTATGTAGCATGCATTGTTACATCAGACCCCGATGGAAGTGTTGTTTCATATGCAGTTATCCATGCGGGAGTTGTTCCAGCCGGCGTAGTTTCGGAAGGACTACTTTCATATGCTGTGGTAGATGCAGGCGTAGTTTCGGAAGGACTATTTTCATATGATGTGGTAGATGCAGGCGTAGTTTCGGAAGGACTACTTTCATATGCTGTGGTAGATGCAGGCGT